ACTCTTAGTCTTTCCTTGTACCAAGTTAGGATAATATGTTTCTAATATATTCTTTCTGTTCTCTGCATCTTTGTTTGGCTTGTATCCAATAACAGCATTGTCCTCATCTTTCTCTTCAAGCATACCACTTGGTTGTGTAAAGAATCTCCAGTTATCAGGCTTAACTAACATACGACTTTCTTCCAAAGTTATATGGTCTGGTACTGGAACTTCGCCACTCATGATTGACCACCAGTGATCTTCTTCAGGACTGTTAGTATCACAGATAACACCACTCCAAGTTGCAGCACCATCTTTCACACTAGGATATCTGCCAACTCTCATAGTACACGCATCAATAATTGACTTAGGTATTTCCCTAGCTTCGTTGACCCATACACCAGTAAGTTCTAACGAAAGTAATTTTTTAACATCTTCAGGTCTGTCAAGTGCAAGGAATATGACTTCCATCTCCAAGTCAGCTTGGGTAATAAAATGTGTATATGGTACAGACCACATAAACTTTCCCCACTCATTTTCAGGAAACCAGTCAAGCCAAGTCTTAATCGTTGTCGTACGGAGTTGAGGATTCGTATTCCTGATAATCGCCCACCTGCTTTTTCTTTTACCATTCTTATCTTTCTCCTGCATCAATGCTCTTCTAAATATCTCAATACTACAAGCAACGGACTTGCCACTACCAACTGGTCCTCTGATGCCACGAAAGAAAGTATTATCTTTCATAAAGTCTTTTATGACTTGACCATCAGGTTTGTATTTAAACTCTATCAATTTTAGTATTAACTCCGACTCTAAGAAGAGTATCTACAGTCTCAGGACCAATAACTGCTATTACTTTGTCGGCTTCCCTATCAGTACAAAATTCTTTGGGGTGGTGTTTAAGGTGAACTCGCTTTACAACTTCACGAAGTATTCGTCTCTCTTCAACCTTTAAAGTATGTAAGAATGTCATTTAACAACTCGTGTTCGAGTATGCACTTGTTTACTTTGCAGACTCCTACAGTACTTATTATAAAAATAATTACCTATCTTATTAAAAAATTTAAATAGTTCGAAGTATATATTAATCATTGTTTTAACCTACGAATAAGATCTGTAGCTTCTCGTTTTTGCTGCAATCTTCTTGGGTTGTTTAGATACTTGTTTACCTGCTCTAATTGCTTTGCGTTTAAGAGCCGAAGTCTTGGAGTATTCACTGGAAGATAAAGCCTTAATTGCTTTCTCAGGTAGATAACGTTCGCCAGTTGCCTTTGACCCTTGTGTACTAGGTTTACCTGATTTCGTTCTCCACTTTTGTCTTGTCCATGCACGAAGCGACCTTTGTGATTTCTTCATTGCCATTAGGAAGTATAACCTCCACCTTTGGCTTTGTATTGTTTGGCTAACATCTGTGCCTTACGAGCAGACCATTGACCTGATCTGCCTCCTTTGTTACTCGCTTTGATCCTATTAAACAAAGCCTTTCTCATTGAAGGCTTAGTGTAATTACCTGCTGCATTAACTGCCATCTACTTCTTCTTCTTAGATGCCATTATCTTTTTCTGTAAAGCTGCAGGTAGTGTCTTTTGCTTTGCAGTCATCTTCTTCTTTGGTGGTCTGCCCTTAGTAGTTCCATATGTTCCTTTACCCATTGGCATTTGTTCTCTCCTTTGTTTAAGTTGTTTCCTTAATACTTCAACTTTTCTTCTCGTTTCGTCAAGCCTTTTTCTTTGCTTTGTTTCTTTTTGATATTGCTCTAGCCTTTGCACGAGCATCTGCTTTACTCGAAGCACCCCATGCACGAAGCGATAATAATAATCTAGTAGGTTTTCCTTTAGCATCTTTCTCTGGTCCTCTCATTCCTGCCATTCGAGCCAAGAAGGAAGCTCGTCTAGGATTGTCACCACTCTTAACTGGTGCTTTAAGTTTGCCACCCTTATATGAGGCACGACCCTTTGCATTTAACCCACCCTTAGGATTCTTTCCCTCTTTTCGTGTCCATGCAGGTGTCTTAGCCATATCGAACCTTTTTGAATATTAATGTTTGTGTAGGACGTTGTTATGTGTACGCCATACAGTTTTTTGCCCCCACCCCCATCATCAGTCATAGGCTCACAAAGTGTAAACCTAATCAAACACCTATGTCAAATCTATACTTACTTGTATGTTACCAGTGACTAAGTTCATAGACTTCTCTATCGGTTTATATCCTGCTCTATCTAGTATATCCTTACTAGCTTCTAACTGCACGTACTCACTCTTAGCAGAGGAACTTAGCTGTAACATCTTATTAGATGCTTTCGTAGCATTCAATCCTATACTTTCTCTTACCCTTTGTTGCATATACTCTTGGATATGAGGCAATCGCAAAGTCTTACTGGCTGTCACTCTACCTGATTCACCTTTTGCGTATCCTGCTATGGCACTAGCTTTAGTTACACTACAACCACTTGCTACGATCGTATCAACTAATAGCTTCTGTTTCTTTGTAATTCTATTCTGTGTTAACAAGAGATCCCCCCTTACCCCCCTTTTGTAAACCCATACATTATCACTTGTCAAGGGCATTTGTAAGTCCTTGTTTCTATTACCTTTATACGCAGAGCATATTCCCTTCAAGATGTCAAAAAGGATAAATTGTTGTTTGCTTTGAAATGCAAGAGGCATTTCGAGCAAAGCATACATTTTGACATCATGCCTGAAATATGCTTTTTCCATTCCCAACTAGAGTAGGATATGCTGATGATAACGCACACAACAGAAGTAATTACTGAGGTCGCCTCGCAGACCACACGAAGCTCGGTGTTGCCAGTATCTCAGCAATCCTTGGGGGTGTCCGTTGCGACAAGGCTAGGGGTAGAAGAACTACATTACAGTAAGACATTCGTCATACCTACATTGCGTTATTCTACCTTTCGTCAACAGAACCTAACCATGACGGACGACACACCTGCGGATTCAACTTTAACTAAAAGTTGCAAACCATTAGATGTACAAACGTCTCCAGTATTCTACCTCGCTAAGAGTTGTCTCATTCTCGCCAACTCAAAGCTATTCGGAGATAATCATATCATATGATATGTCGCATAGATTGTACTTCGTGTTCTATTACACTCTCACTTACAATGTTTCCTAAGAATAGAATGCAGAGCGAGGCTATACAAAATAGTTGTGTAGGCATTCTATCCTAATGAAACCTAGCAAGCCGACAAGGTAAAGCGATTAGACAAAAAAAGTACAGTGGTCTTTTTTTCCCAGACCATTTGTAAAAAAGTAATGCTACAAGAATCCGAGATTCTTCTAGGTTTACTTTTTCCCTGCTTGGTAATCGATTGACCTCGTCCGAGAGCGTAATTTAACGCTCCGTACAATGCGACAATCATATGATATGATTTTGTTGCATTTTAAGACGACCACAAGGTCAAACAACAACGACATAAAAAGGAGAACTTATCATGTCAAATACTAAACAACCAACTAACGAAAATACAAACATCAACGCAACTGTAGATTCACTTGATGCAGGTAACACTACCTCTATCACTGATCTATGGATTGAGAACTTCAACTATGACGAACTCGAGCCTGAGTCAAAGAGTAAGAAATACTCAGGATCAGACAAGACTGTCACTGATACTGGACAAGACAATCCATTCTGGAATGTCTCGTTGCTAGTCAGACTAGGTGGCTACTGTCAGACAGCAGAGAACTCATACAACAAAGGTATCAAACGTAGAGGAGATATCGAAACTCAACTTGAGAATGGTAAAGATTGGTACGCAGACGATACAGACGGACCAAGTATTTACCAACAGAACGAAGCCTCTATCGAAAATGCAGAAGCTGATATGTTGATGTTTCGTGAGTACTACGAAGAAGTACTTGGACTAGCATGGGAGGGTGCAGAAAAGCACAAGGCTAAACTTGATGCAATCTTCAACCCATCTACACTAGGTCGAATGGGATCAGGTACAATACGTAAGGTATCTGCGACTGAGGCACTGATAAATATCAGGTGTAAATCAACTGGCAGATCCTTTTCTGAACAGCAAGATTTTGAGAACAAGATCGATCAGTTCTTTGTTGACCACCCATCAGGTGTACTTGATGCAAATATTGCCAAGATGCCAAAGACTAAAGGTGACAAGATACTTTCTGATACTATCAAATCTATGGTGACAGAAACAGCTTAACTATACTGAGGTAGGGATTTATTCTCTACCTCTTTTTTTTATACTGCCACTAAAAGAATTTTGCGTATCACTCGTACCTCGTTGCAAAATGCTTCCCCTTACACGAACCATATGCTAGACCCAACCACTCAGGCTTGTAGCAGGGGGACTTCACAACTCAAGTTAGTGATAGCTCACGTGGCAGTATTCATGTCATCATTTCAAATCATCAAGTCAGAAAAGGAGAATCAAGATGATCAATACATTATGTATAATATTTGGTACAGTACTAGTGATGATGTCACTCATGTTTCTGTACGAGTACTCAGGTGGTGATGAATATATATATGTATTCATTATTGCATATACCTTTGGGGTATTTACTGCCGCATATGGTATCCAAAAGAACAGCGAGAAAAAGTAATGGATAACTTTTTCATAATCTATTTAATATACATTGTCTTTTGTATATTAATGTTTGCTACATTTGTATTTGCACTTGTAGCTTTTAACCCTAACTGATTCAAGGAGGACACTATGAATCATATGACCCAACTAGCAAAACTAATAGACAAGAAAGCAGACTATGCTTTTCCTATAGAAACAATACCAATGAAAGGTATGTGTGATGACAAGATGATTGACTGCGACAATCGTGTCATGATTATCAGATCAGATACAGAAGAGTATCTTGGCGATCATTCTAAATCATACCGACCAGTCACTCATGCTGCAGTACTCGAACCAGTAGTAGATATTGCAGACAAGATGAAAACACCATACGTCACACAGATAAACATGATTGACAATGGTGCAATGATGGAAGCAAAACTTATCTTCAAAGAGATTTGCTTTGATGATCCTGCACATCAGGACTACATTGCTTTTCAAATTGTACTTCGAAATTCATACAATGGTGTCTGGTCTGTGATGATACAAGCTGATGGTCTACGTCTGTGGTGCATGAATGGTTGCACTACACCTGATAAGATTGCCAACTACAGACAAAAGCACAATGGTATCTTCAACTACAACTTCGATCATATCAAACACTCAGTTGAATTGTTTCGCAGCAATGAGCCTCGCTTTCGTGAATGGTACAATACACCAGTCGTACATGATGAGGTTGTATCTTTGTTTGACAAACTTACCTATACACCAAAGCCAACCATTGATGGCAGATACAGAAATGAAACGCAGTATCAGAAGTTGCAACAACACTGGGGTGATTACTGCCACAACATTGGCAGAAACAAATGGGCATTGTACAATGCAGTCACACATTGGATATCTCACCCAGTAAATGTCAGTAGTACCAACAAAACTATTGTAGAACGTAACAGTAAGATGCTATCATATATGTCTAAGTCAGACTCAATGTTCAATTAATGGAGGTTAATAATG